CCCCGATGCAGTCGGAGATTCCCGAAGTCAGTCCGTTCCTAACCAAACCAGTCCAGAACTAACCCGATGGCTGCCAAACGATCCAAACCGCTCCGAGGGGCAACCAAACCGAGACTCTCCAGCATCCCATTAAATGGCGCTAATAAGCTCGATGATGTAAAGCAACTATGTGAGATTCTTCAGATGCCCCTATTACCTTGGCAGGAGCATGTTCTCAAAGATATGCTCACCGTGGACAAGCAAGGGATGTGGATACGCAAAACCAACCTACTTCTCATTGCCCGTCAGAACGGTAAAACCCACCTAGCCCGTATGCTTATCTTGGCTCACCTCATTAAATGGGATAGCCGTAATGTTCTGATTATGTCCTCGAACCGCTCTATGGCTCTGGACACCTTCCGACAAGTCGCTTCTATATTGGAGACCAATGACCACCTCAAAGGATTCGTTAAACAGATTAGACACGCTAACGGTACTGAGTCGATTGAAATGCTTGACGGATCTAGACTTGACGTGGTTGCAGCGACTAGAGACGGGTCTAGAGGACGTACTGCAGACTTCCTATACATCGATGAACTCCGAGAAGTCAATGAAGAAGGTTATCGAGCTGCAATCCCTACTACGAGAGCAAGACCGAACTCTCAAACGCTACTCACAAGTAACGCGGGAGATGCTTTCAGCCTTGTCCTTAATGGAATGCGAGAACGAGCTTTAGAGAACCCGCCCAAGTCATTCGGATTCTATGAATACTCAGCACCCCAGTATTGCAAAGTTACAGATCGTAGCGGCTGGGCTCAGGCGAACCCTGCGCTCGGATATACCATCACAGAGGAAGCCCTTGAAGAAGCAGTTGCAACGAGCCCTATCGAAAACACCCGCACGGAACTCCTTTGCCAATGGATTGATTCTTTATCTTCTCCTTGGACTCATGGCAGTCTTGAAGAATGCTCTGACTCTGAGCTGGCACTTGCAGCGGGTGCTTACACCGTATTCGCCTTCGATGTCAGTCCGAGTCGTCGCAATGCGTCTCTGGTTATTGGTCAGATACTCCCAGATGGTCGCATTGGAATTGGACTTGCTCAAACGTGGGAAAGCCAAGTCTCGGTAGATGAATTAAAGATAGCCGCTGACATTAAGGGTTGGGCAGATCAGTACCGACCTCGCTCTATTGGCTTTGACCGTTACGCCACTCAGTCAATTGCAGACCGCTTGGCTAATGCCGGTCAAGTAGTACAGGACATATCAGGAGCCCAGTTCTACCAAGCCTGTACTGATCTAAAGGATGCACTCGACAATAAGCGCATGGTTCACTCAGGTCAAGAGGGCTGGATTCAGCAGATGAATAACTGCGCAGCCAAAACCAATGACTCTGCTTGGCGCATCATCAAGCGAAAGAGTGCGGGCGACATCTCTGGTGCTATTGCTACTGCCATGGTTGTTTCGACACTTATGAAACCTCAGCAATCTGCTATGATTTACTCGGAGTAGTGTATAATTAAGCCCTATGGGTATCTTCTCGCGTAACCAGCCACAAGTAATCGAGGCTCAAGCAGCCCCGCAGATCATGGGCGATAATTTACCCTCACTTTACAACTATGTAATCCCACGCATCTCTCGTAAGTCAGCAATGAGCGTTCCTTCTGTAGCTCGCGCTCGCAACCTTATCTGCGGCACAGTTGCTTCAATTCCGTTGGAGTATTACAACAAGTCCACAGGTGAAGTTATTGCTCCACCTCGCTGGATTACACAACTCTCAAAGAGCCAGCCATCTTTCGTGACCCTTACTTGGTGCGTTGATTCGCTTCTCTTCTATGGCGTTGCATACCTTCGCGTTACAGAACGTTATGCCGAAGATGGTCGCCCTGCTTCATTCGAGTGGATTGCAAACCCACGCGTTACCTTTACGACTGACCTTGAGGGTATTATGGTCACCCAGTATTACGTCGATGCAGCACCAATCGACATGAACGATATCGTTACCATTCAGGGCTTCGATGAGGGAGTCCTAGAGCGCGCTGGCAACACAATCCAAGCCGCTATCGATGTAGATCGTGCAGCTGCCGTAAACTCAGCGCAGCCACAAGCAGCAGGATTTATTAAGAACTCTGGCGCAGACCTACCAGCTGCAGAAGTCCAAGGATTATTACAAGCATGGAAGCGTAGCCGTCAGAATAACTCTACTGCTTACCTAACTTCTACTCTTGACTATCAGCCTGTCTCATTCTCACCAAAAGACATGATGTATAACGATGCAGTTCAGAATATGTCTACACAGATTGCTCGCGCTATGAACGTGCCAGCGTATTACTTGTCTGCAGATCAGAACACAACAATGACTTATGCCAACGTCCAAGACGAGCGCAAGCAGTTCTATGCACTATCTATCGAGCCTTACATTCAAGCCATTCAGAGCCGCCTTTCAATGAATGATATCTCTACTGCCGGTCACGAAGTTCGCTTTGCGGTATTCGATACATTCCTCAAGAACGACCCACTTGTTGAACTTCAAGTAATTGAGAAGCTTCTTACTCTTGGTCTGGTCACTCCTGAACAGGCTATGGAAATGACTGATCTAACACCTAACGGAAGTGAGGGACTCTAATGGAGACTCTATACATCGAAGCAGCATCTATTGAATGCTCAGAAGAACGCCGCGAAATCTCAGGCAAGATTGTGCCAATGGGAACAGGCGAAGTCGGACACACTAACCTCGGTGGCGTTGTATTCGAGGCAGGTTCAATCGACATCGCTGACGTATCAAAGATTAAGTTACTCAGCCAGCACGACATGAAGAAGCCAGTTGGTCGCATGATTAACGCTGAGGTTCGCCCAGACGGTATCTACGCAACCTTCAAGCTCTCACGTTCAACAGGCGGCAACGATGCGCTCGTTATGGCGCAAGAGGGCTTGGTCTCAGGTCTCTCAATCGGCGCAGAGGTTATTGCCTCAAAGCCTTCACGCGATGGACACACAGTTGTCTCATCTGCACGTCTAAAAGAAGTTTCCCTAGTAACAGAGCCAGCATTCAAGTCGGCTCAGGTATTAGAGATCGCAGCAGAAGCAGTAGAAGCTGCAACTAGCACCAAGGAAAAAACCACAACAATCAACACGATCATTGTGGAAACCGAAACAGAAACAGAAAGCGAGCCAGTCGTGGAAGATACCACTACAACCGAAGCTCCAGCAGTTGAAGCAGCAGCAGTCGAAGCGGCTCGCCCAACAGTTGCGGCATCACACTACGTAAAAGAGCGCACCGCGCCAATCACATCTGCACAGTACCTAGAGGCATCAATCAAGTCAGCACTCGGTGACGATGAAGCACGCCGCACAGTACGCGCAGCAGACGATTCAACTTCAACTAACACAGGTCTGACTCTCCCTCAGCACCTCAACACATTCATTACAGATACTTTCTCAGGTCGCCCAGCGTTTGAGGCAGTAACACGTCAGGCTCTTACAGAGTCAGGCATGAGCTTCACCGTGCCACGCCTCTACACCAACGCTTCATCTGCTGACGTTGCACCAACAGTTGCAGACACAAACGAAGGTTCAGCACCATCTGAGACAGGCATGACTTCTGCATACGACACAGTAAACGTCGAGAAGTTCTCAGGTTTGCAGCGCGTATCATTCGAGCTTATTGACCGCTCATCTCCTGCATTCATGGAACTCATGATGGCAGAACTCCGCAAGGCATACGAGAAGGCTACAGATGCCGCTCTCATCGCTAAGTTCATCTCTGCAGGTACACAGGCAGCTAACGTTGCTACAACTGCAGCAGGACTCCAGAGCTTCATCTCTGTAGAAGGCGCAGCAGCTTACAAGGGTACAGGTGGAGACTTCGCTAACAAGCTCGTCGCATCAACAGACCAGTGGGCAGCAATCTCAGGCTACGCAGACACAACAGGTCGCGCACTCTACTCAGCACAGGGAGCGACATACAACGCTTCAGGTAACGCAGTAGCGACATCTGTAGTCGGCGGAGTTCTCGGAACAGACCTCATCGTTGATCACAACATCTCTGCTTCAGGCATTGTTGATGATTCAGCATTCTTGGTCGCTCCAAACTCTGTCTACGCTTGGGAAAGCCCAACGACCCAGCTGAGAGTTAATGTGCTAACCAGCGGCGAGATTGAAATTAATCTCTACGGTTATCTCGCACTCTATGTTGCCAAGTCTGGCAAGGGTGTACGTCGCTTCGCAGTAGCGTAATCGACAACCATTAGAACGGCGGCGGGGGCTTGCCCTTAGCCCTCGCCGCTCTTATGAAAGGAAAAGAATGTCTCTAACTACAGTCGCGGAACTCCGTACGGCTCTGGGTGTCGGCACTCTTTACGCAGATGCAACCTTGCAAGAGGTATGCGATGCAGCAGATAACGTCCTGCTTCCTTTCATATGGGCGAACACTTCTTTCGGCATTGGGCATAGCAATACTGCCAACACAGGCACAACCTACTTCGATGAGAACGTCCAGAAAACCTTCTATATCGGACAGACTGTAAACATCACAGGCATGGGCTCTAAGCACAACGGTAATAAGACGATTACCTCAGTTGGTGAGTACTCAATCACTTACGCCATCTCAGGTAACAACAACACAGTCACGCCTTACCATCCTGTCCAGCCTTATGGCATTGTTGCAGCTGATACTTATCTAGACCCTTCAACAATTCCAGCAATCCAAGAAGCTGCTCTCATGATCTCAATCGACATCTGGCAGAGCCGCCAAGCACCTTCAAGCGGTGGCGTATCTATCGACGGTTACACTCCAAGCCCTTACCGCATGGGTAACACCCTTCTCGCCCGTGTACGAGGACTTCTAGCACCTTACCTAGACCCTAGAAGCATGGTCGGCTAATGACGGCTATAACAACCCTCAGAGCCTCTATAGCGAGTGCGTTAACAGATAACACAAAGTATTCAGTATTCTCATTCCCACCAGCGACCCCAATCGCCAACTCTGTAATCATTACTCCTGCTGATCCATACATAACGCCGACGAACAATGATTACACCTCAGTCGCTCCCATGGCTAATTTTAAGATTTCAATCCTCGTTCCACTATTGGACAATGAGGGTAACCTTGCAGGAATCGAAGCGGATGTAGTTCGAGTGTTTACTCTCCTTGAAGCATCGAGCATCGTATTTAACGTTGGAACAGTCAGCGCGCCTAGCGTTCTCTCAGTTCCATCAGGAGACTTACTGACTTGCGATATTGCAATCAGTACCCTAACGGAATGGAGCTAAGATGGACAATCTAGCAGAATGGACAAAGGAGCAGGCAGCCTTCCTCGAGAAGATTGGTCAGCTCCCACCAGCAACACCAGCACCAAAACCAACTACTAAGAAAGACGAGGAATAATCGTGGCAGTATATCTAAGCAACGGAGTTAAGGTCACGGTCAATAGCGTTGATCTCAGCTCATTGGTTTCATCAGTAACAATCAACCGTGCATTCGACGAGCTAGAAATCACATCCATGGGCGACTCTGGTCATCGTTTTACAAAGGGTTTGGAAGCTTCAAGCGTAACTATTGACTTCTTTAACGACTCTGCATCTGCAAAGACACTCCAGACATTGAACTCATCATCAGTATGGGGCAACAACGTCACAGTCACAATCAAGCAGACAGATGCCGCGGTTTCAGCTGAGAACCCACTTTACACAATGACTTGCTTGGTAAACAACACAACACCTGTAAACGGTGCAGTCGGAGACCTTTCAACTCAATCAGTAACTTGGAACGTTTCAGGTACAATCGCTATCACAACCGCTTAATCAGAAGGAGATAAGGGCATGGCAAAACTCAAGGTAACAAGGGCAGACAACTCAGTAAGCGAGTTCGAGATAACTCCGCTAATCGAGTACGCCTTCGAGCAATACGCCAAGAAAGGCTTCCACAAAGCTTTGATTGAGGATCAGAAGCAATCTGATGTTTATTGGTTGTGTTGGGAAGCAATCCGTCGCTCTGGCGAAACTGTTCCACCATTCGGGGAAAAGTTCCTAGAGACAATTAAAGGGGTCGAGGTCTTAGAATCTGACCCTTTAGGCTAGATCGGAACTCCGTAACAATGACCGCCGCGAGGCTCTCATACGAGTACGGAGTTCCGTTCGAGTCGATAATAAATCTGAGCCCTATGGCTTGGAAGGCTCACATTCAGGTATTGCACGATTTAGCAAAGGAGCAGCGAGATGCCAGCAGAGGTCGTAGGCGCGCTTGAACTCCGCAAAGCGATGAAGTTACTTGTGCCAGATATTGCAAAGGAAAGCCAGAAGGAAATCGCTGGCTTGTTGCGATCAGTAACCAACAGGGCTAGGGGCTACGTTCCAAGCGAAGCACCGTTATCTGGTTGGGGTAAAGCCGTGGGCGTATGGGAGAACCGTGTCTATGATGCGGGTACTATTAAGCGCGGCATTACCTTCTCATCTGCTCCGTCTCGACCTAATAAAAGCGGGTTTAGATCACTTGCAACCATTTACAATAAGTCAGCAGCAGGAGCAATCTACGAGACCGCTGGACGTAAGAACCCTATGGGTCAGCCTTCACAGGCTTCTACCCGTGGAAAGTATTCGAGCTACGTCGATACTTCAAGCAAAGTAAATAAGTCTGCTAACCCTAATGCTGGTAAGCAGTTTATCGGCGCGATGCCACCGCTTTACAAGGCGCAACGTCAAGAGGGGCAACGCGGGCGCAGCAGCCGCAAGATGAATGGTCGCCTTATCTTCAGAGCGTGGGGCGAAGATCAGGGAAGAACACAAGCCAAGGTAATCAAGGCTATTGAGAACTCACTTCACAAAGTAGAATTAGCAACTAGGAGAGCAGCGTAATGGCATCAACAGACTTAGCAGTAAGAATTGCCACAGTCCTCGATGCTTCTGGCTTAAACAAGGCTGACAAAGGTCTAAAGAAGTTTGAGAAATCTGCTAGCAAATTAGGTCGCACCCTTGGCGTTAGCCTTGGTTCTGCAGCCCTTGTAGCCTTTGGCAAGAAGGCGGTAGATGCTTTCGCAGCTGACGAGCGCGCAGCAACGCAACTTAACATGGCTATTAAGAACCTTGGACTGTCCTTTGCCTCAGCCAACATCACCCAATTTATTTCGGACTTAGAGAAGTCTGCTTCTATTGCTGACGATAAACTCCGTCCTGCGATGCAGGCACTATTAACCACTACAGGATCAGTTGCTAAGTCTCAAGAACTTCTTAGCCTTGCAATTGAGACAAGCCGCGGGTCAGGTCAAGACTTGGTTACAGTTGCTCAGGATATCTCGAACGCATTCGTGGGTAACACCCGAGGGCTTCGTAAATACTATCTTGGACTTACTCAGGCGGAACTTAAGACTGCTTCGTTTGCTACAGTCCAAGCAAAACTTAATGAACAGTTTGCAGGTTCAACCGCCGCCTATCTAGATACTGCAGCTGGCAAAATGGAAGCAATATCTGTAGCTGCTGGCAACGCCTCAGAAATTATCGGCGGCTCGTTAATTAACGCTCTAGCCGCACTATCTGGCGGTACAGGGGCAAGCGGGTTTATTAAGTTTATCGACAAAGTAGCAAACAAAATTAAAGACCTTATAGACAATACTGCTCGATTTATCTTTATTACTAAGTATGCGTTTAACCCTAAGAATCTATTGAAGGGCGGCGATGACTTCGACAAAGCTCTTGCCGAGTTCAACAATAAACTCGCTAAGAATCGTTTGCCGAGTTTCGACCCTAATAACAACGCAGTTACAGGTTACAAGGTAGATAACGCAGCAATGCT